AGTACCCGTCGCGTTACCGCCCGGCGCATAGTGAAACCCGCCGATAAGACGCGAGTTCGCCGGTGGCGCGGCTACAGGCGTCGGCCACGTTCCAGTAGCCGCAACAGCTTCAGCGTCACCACTCGTGTCTACATAAATATAGTAATCGGTGCCCGCAGTAAGGCTCGGCATTGTTACGGCAGTCGCAGTAGCAAACCCGACAAGAGTACCCTCGACCGCGATTTTAGTTCCCGCTTTAATCGAAACGGTGGAGCCAGTCGGCGCAGTAAAAGCCACCGAGTTGCTGTCGGTTTTGTAAAAAAGACCGTCAATAGAGGCGGCAGTATTTACCCAATCCGTGCCATCATAAACAAGCGAATCACCCGAAACCGGCGACGTAATATCAACATCGGCAAGATCGTCAATAGAACCACCGGCCCCGAAAGATACCCACGAATCCCCATCCCACACAAAACTATCATCAGTGTCCGAGTACCAGACGTCACCACAGACGCAGTAGCCAAACCACCCGCTTGACCCACCTCAACCCACTGCGAACCATCACTATCCGTATAGTAAACAAACGTTTTACCCGAAACTTCGTTAAACCACAAATCACCCTCTTCAGGGTCACCAGGTGCGGTAGACGACACCGTAATCGAACCGCCACCAGAAATTTCATCCCACTCACTACCGTCCCACACCTGAACAAGGTCCACATCTTTCAGGTAGGTGACCATGCCCTCACCGGGCGACGGCAACGCAGTCGTACGTGCAGACTCATCATCAAACACCATGACGGCCTGATTCATCAGGTACGTATTGACGTCGCTCGCTAAAAGCTCCTCACCCGCTGAAAATGTTTTCTTTGGCATTATTAGCTACCTGTGATTACCTCTCCGGTCAACACCCATTCATTAGAAGCACGTTTACGCAACACAACTTCACCATACTGCGACACCGCACCCACATTACGGACCGTAACACCAGCACCCTCAGTAATAGTCACATCATCAGCAGACATATTATAAACAAACACAACAGTCCCCACCGGGAAACCCACACTCGACTCCGGCGGCACAGTCAAAGTTGCAGCACCCGCCTTATCCATCGGCACCACAAGGCCCGCATCAGTTAGCGCCAACACATAATCCGTAGTCTGCGTAGAAGCCTCCGTACGCACCAACAAAGCAGACTGTGCAGACTCAGCCAAGTCCTGAAACACAGCATTCAACGGGGCAATAGGGTCCGTCGAAAGAGGATAAACAATCCCATTCGGTGCAGTGCTAGAAGGCATACTCTAATTGTACCAAACTTGATTAGCGGACAGCATGTGCAACCATCTTATACCGTTCAATCGTCAAATTAGTCGTCGCATCAATATTTGCAGCATACATAGACACTTCATCACCCGCACCCAGTTTCACAACCCACTGTGTCATCGTTTTCGCCACCTGCCCACTCGACCCACCAAACGAACGACATTCAGAACCATCAATCAGCACACCATTCAACGCCAACTTCAAACCAATAGCATTATTGTTCCCACCCTTACCATCATAAGTAGCAATCACCACCATGATACGTTCCTGCCCAGTAGTGTTCTTCAACCCCGTCACATTCGGAGCATCAGACGCCTCCATGTTGAACGTCACATTCGCATCCACAGTGCCCGCCGCATCAATCGGCACATACACGCCCGCCGTAGTGATCGGCACAGTAACAGTTGTTTGCCTCCAAATTAAACCCCGCATAGGTTGCCGTTGCGAAATATTTAACTGACGCAAATTATTATTCACATCCCGTTGAAACCGTTCCAACGTGCGCGTCAACCTGAGAATGTTAGAAACAACCCAACGGCCCCACGGTTGTGAAGGGGGTGGAAGGAAAGATTCAGGATTTTTTGTCATCCGAACGCCAACACCGCCTCACCATCCAACTCAGACTCATCCAAAACGAAAAACTCCCGCACAATAAACGAACGGTCACGCAACGGCACAAAAGCAAAATCGGTGAACGTTAAATCCTCAAAAATACCCACCCACGAACCAAAAGTGTAACCCTCAAATTCAACATTAAAATCATCAAACAAAGTGTCAAACTCTGCCGACACATTAATCTCATTTTGTGAAACACCCGTCGTACGCACACGGTAAAACGCATCCTCAAACCGCACCCTGGAACCCACAATAGTACCAAACGATTGAGTAACAATCTGCGCAACAGTTTGTTGAAAATCTTGAAACGTGGCCGCAGCATAGTCAGTGTTGAACTGTGCGAAAGAATACGGTGAAGGTAGCGAAGCGGCGTATGCTTGGAAAGATTCAAAGAAAACAATGGCGTCTTCTTGTTCCACAAACGCCAACACGTTTTGGTTTAAAATACCATTAACCGGATCGTCCAAAATGAGGTAATTGTATTCAGTGAAATCAGGTTTCTCTAAACGGCGACCCGTGGTTTCATATGTTTGCCGCGGCAACGCATAATGGCGACGTGCTTTAACACCCGCATCATACGCTTCCTCATATGTGCGAATAAACGGGTTATCAATTTCTTGACCAAACCCTTGCGGAGTTTCATCCGCTGTTAAACCCGTCGGAACAGTAACCAACTTGCGGTCAGAGAAAACACCTGTACCAATAATACGCAACGTCGAATATTCGGTTGCCCCATCTGACACTGCAATCGAATACGGACCAAACTCCTCAAAATTTGGCCCCGTAATACTTACCCGAAGGATGGTGCCGTTTTCCAAAAGTTCAAACGACATTGCTCCGCCAAAAGCTTCCCAAAACGCGGCAGTAACCGGCAAACCATCATTACCTGAAGCAGAAAACACAGAATCGTTACCGTCATAATCTTTCGGCACCTCATCCTGCACAATCGGCTGCTTCACCGACTCCAAAAAACCATTCACCTCAATATCGAAAGTGACAGTCTCATTAGCTTCAACCTGATATACCTCAACTTCAGGCGTCCAACCCCCAAACGGATACGCCAACGTATCCACCAAACGTTCATAATTGTAGTAAGCAACCTGAAACTTTTGCGCAAACGTTTCCTCCGCCAACGTCACAAAATTGTTTGACACATTCAACACACTAATTTCACGTCGCCGCATTGGGCGCACATAAATAGTGTTACGAATCAGCGACACATCCAACTCGTGCAAAGCAGCAAACTGTTTCAACAACACCCACAAGTTACCCTCATAACCAGGTGTTGTCACAGTGTCAGTCGGCACGGAAGGACTAAACACAATATCTGTAGTCACCGACGCCGCATTCAAAATAGCAGAAACATATTCGCGGATCGTTGTCACCGCTGGGGCCACATAACCGTCAGTGTTGATACGGTTCAACCGGCTCACACCAGTCAGTTCAACAACACCATCCGAATAACTGTAACCATTAATACTGCCCGTAATAAAACCATAAAAATCGTCACGCAGTTCAACACCGTCACGGTACAAAACTATAGACTTATTATCGTCATCTTCCACCTGAAACGAAAGCTGACCCACCTCACCAGAATCATCAAAAACACTGTGAGGCATTGACCCTTCCGAATATTCGTAAAAACCAATATTCGTACTGTGGCCCTTAAAAAAACCAGTACCAATGGTGCGAATCCTAATAGGCATTATTCAGCCCAACCACCGGTCTCCACAAACTGTGCCGCCAAACCCGCACGAGTATACACCGCACTGTAAGGTGTGTAGTTTGGTTGCGTGAGAAACGAAACCCCAGAATGGCCCTGCCCACTAATGAACCCACCTGTTTCTGGAGTGACACCATCTTCCAACACTTGCACCATCATCCCCGACAAAGTGATAGTGCCCTCACCACCAAGACGCAACTCTGCACCATCAAAACCGTCCGAAGCGGCCACCGTATAGTTGAAACGCGAATTATCTGACACAGCCAACAACGTTAACGTGTCCCTAGGTGCAGCATCCTCCCCAGCGAGAGTAGGTGTAGCTTGAACCACACCACCAGTACCCGCCTCACCATACACACCCACATGCGCTGTGTAACCAACAGGGATGGGGAACCACACTGTGCGTGACTGGTTAGCTAACACATCATATTTGATGGATTCTAACGGAAAACCAAAACTATTTGCAGGAGTGTCCACCAGTTCGCCACGTTTGCCCGCATTCAACGGCAGGCCATCATAACCACCAATCGACGGAGTAGCCCACCATTGTGGCAACACGTTACGGTCTGTAACAAACGGATCGTGCCAATAAATTTCACCCGTGCCATACAAGCCGTCAGCAAGGTCCAGGACGACGCGTGCCTCATCACGTTCAATACTGTTCCACGTCAACGTGTAACGTTTATGGGACGCCACAGAACGCCGCACAGACGCACCACCGTTAGTGAACAACAGTTCGTTACTGAAACCCTGCTTCGCGGACGGCATATTCACTGAAGGGGCACGCACTTCCGTCATGCGACGTTTCGTGCCAATGTAAAAACATTCACTCATTAGTTGCTGCCCCTCTGCGCCGCCAAAACACTATTACGGTTCGCTGCTTGCGCCACAACACGACCGTCCAAACGCAGTTGAACATTACCAGCCTGTTCCAACAACTGTCGGTCATATGGTGACAGTTCCACCATCATCGTATCAGGGAACGACGCACCACCACCGCCAACAAAACCACCCATAAAGTAACCCTGCATGGCTTGCATTTGGGCCAAAAATTCTGGTTTAGGTGTACCCGTAGATTGGTTCACCATGTTTTTGGGGACAACATATTCACCGCGGTGAACAATACCTGCAGGCTCAAGGCGACCACCAGAACCAGTGAAACCACCAGTGTAAAACCGGGAACTAATGCGGTCAATGTCACGTTGGGCATTGTCTCTCGCGTTAACAAAATTAACCCTACGGCTAAACCATTGTTGACGCTGAGCATCTAAGGCGACCGCTTGAGCAATTGAACCCGCATTCTGAATAGCGCTGTTCAAGCGCGCAACTTCCTGGTTGGCCTGAATAATCCCATTAATAGCGTTTTGCTTGCGTTGCTCGGCTTCAGCCAACTGCCCACGCAAGGCGGAGTTACGGTCGGTGTCCGTATTATTCGAGCTACCACTACTCGAAGGTTTTGGTGTCGGCTGATTCATCGCCGCATTCAACTCTTTAGCCTTCTGAATGTTTGTTTCCTGCTGAGACTGCAACTCACGCAAAGCCGTCAACGCAGGATTAACATTTGCCTCAATCGTCACATTACGTGGAATATTATCAATTGCGAAAACCAAATCATCAAACGCTTCCGCATACTCCAACACGTCCTTTTCAGCAAAACCAAGAGCAGTCGCCTGGGCAATAAACTCCTTACGGGAACGTTCACTCGCTTTACGCAACTCATCCTGCGAAGCACCAGACTGGGCAAGCTTAGTAATATAATCCTGATATTCACTCACCAAACCAGTCAACGCGGCGCGGTTACGGCGTGCGACAGCAGAATCATCACCCAAACGGAACTGGTCAGCAGTGCCAGTATCAAAATCGCCCACAAAACCCTGCTCAGTCAGTTGCTTCTGATTTTTCGCAGCCTTAGCATCCAGTTCAGCAATTTCCTCACGCAACTTCGCAGCACGCAACTGGTCATCATACGCTTCCGCAACTGACAAAAAATATTCTTTAATTGCGCGATCGGCGGACAAATCACGTTGAGAACGTTGCAAATCTTCAACCGACTCTTGGGCGTCCTCAACTTCGTTACGGAAAGACTCCCACGAAGCAGTAACCGCATCCACCTGCAACGCGGCACTAAACCGCAAATCAAACGCACGGCTCACCACTTTATCCAAATCGGACGCATAATCTAAAAGCGTGCGAATCTCTTTAGCCGCCTTTTTGGCAGAATCTGCAATATCACGAGTTGAACTGGCCGTATCCTTGGCTTCCCTGCCTGCGGATTTGAAACCATCACCCAAAGAGTCAAACTCTAAAGTAGCTTTCCCTGCGGCCCGTTCAATATTGTTAGCAGCAGACTCAAGAGAAGCAATTTGACGCTCCGCCTCACGAATCTCCTTAACAATACTACCCTCCCTGGCAGGCTGAATTCCACCAGCCGCAAGAATGCCACGTTTTGCCTCCGCATCCGCACGCAGCGCAGCAATACGTTTTTGAATAAAGTCATTAAACAATGTATCCAAAACCTGCATAAGAGATTCAAGATCATCGCCGGTCGCATCAGTATTCTCCAAAATGCTGTTAAAAAACCCAGCCATATTGTAAACACCATCTTCGGCACCTTCGGACGCCGCCCAAATGGCTTCGATTGCGCGTTCCATTTCGCGAGAATTAGCGGCAACCGCAGCCCCCTCGTTAAAGAAAGCCTCGCCAAGGGACTCTAACGATTCTTCAAGCTCCCTCTGTGCCCTAATGGGACCAAAAACGCCATCAACAATTTCATTAAAACGCTCGTTGAGAACATCCACACCCTCGGCGGTTTCAGAGAAAGAATCATTCAGCAAAGCGTTGGTGAAAACAGCCTCCCGTGCCTGCTCAACATAATCCCGCTGAAGACCAGTGTATTCCGAAAGAATACTACCAGCATCGCCCGAAATAATTGCATTGAGAATTTCAATCTGTTCGGCAAAACGCTCCGTGTCCTCACTTTGAAGCTGATCGCGCAATCTCTCCGCTGCGGGACCCAAATTGTTCGCCATTGCTTCAGCCGCCTCGACCGAACCATTCGCAACAAGTTCCGCGAAAGTAGCAAAATTAAAACCAAACTGGCTTAAACGTGCAGAAAGTTCCGGCCTGATAGTTGTTTCAATTAAAGCATTTAGCGCTTCCGCTTGAGTTGCGGCAGCCTCAATTTCGGGGAAAATGCCAAGCCTTGAACCAATTGCAATGGGAAGCGGGACGGAAGGGGCGCCAGCCCTTGTGGCACTATCAAACCCCAAAACACTTGGCTCTCTCTGCGCACGTTCGGAAATTGCTTGAGCCAGGTTTAGTTTAATTTGCTCTCTAGCGTTTTCACCAATTGCGAAAGTTTGACGATCCAATGCCTCAGTGGTCGAATCAATACTCTTCGCAAGAAGCTCAGATTCCCCAATGGAAACAGCGGCAAGTTTTGCGTAATCGGAAAGCTGAACATTGCCATCGGAAACGCTTGCACTGAAAGTGGTAAATGATTTGCGCGCCTCATCATTGGCTTTAGCGTAATCTTCTGTGTCTTTCTGAATTGCAGAAATTACGGCATCAAAATCTTCTATCTTTTCTTCAGTGTCTTCAACTTCCTCACCAAAAAGACCAAACTGTTTGCTAATCATTTCAATTGCACGCATGGCAATCATAATTGCTGCAGTGACACCGGCGAACTTCAAACCGGCAACAGCGGCACCATACAGCCTCGTTGCCCTCGCCCCGGCGACCGCCGCAGCAGCACCCGAACGAAGCCTTGCCGTGAAGTTAGCAACGCCGACACTCGCCGCGTTAAGACGCGTGCGCAAAGCCGCCAAAGAGAACGATTTAGAATTATTTGCCGCAGTGGAACTAACCGTCGCAACGGTTTCTTGCTTGGTTGAAACAACATTTTTTGTTTGCGCAACCTGCTTTGCCCTGTTTTGTGCAACCCAGTTTTTTACAGAATTGGAATTCGCAACAGTCGAGCCGGTGTTCCTGTCGGTAGCGGAGGAAGCAGTACCAGTTGCGGCGGCAAGGTCGCCAATGCTGACACGCAGCAACCCCACCGTTTCAGTCAACTCAATGGCGGCAGTACCGGCACCCGAAAGGCTCGCTCCGAAACGCGCCATCGCACTAATTGTCAAAGAACCAATACCCACCAATGCGGTTAAAACCGAAATAAAACCAACAATAAACTGGTTAATAGGATTTTGAAGCAAATCGTTCAACGCTGCAATAAACTTAATGGCAATATCAATCACAAAACTAAACGGTCCAGCAACACTGCCCAAAGTGTTCAACAATGCATCAAAGTTGTTTTTCAACACCGCCAGCTTTTCAGCAGTTGTGCTGGCAATTGCAGAATATTGCCGTTGCAACTCAGTGTTCTCAAGGAACCCAATTTTAGAAATCTCCAACTGGTCCTTAACCTGTTCGACACCCTGAGCCAACTTTAAAAGAGTTGGAACGTCACGCACCGAAGTGATACCAATCTGCCGCAGAACAGCCTCCGCCTCAGTCCCCTCCTGCTGAAGACCCTGCAAAATTGCAACAACTTGGTCAGCGCCGCGACCCTCGCCCCAAGCTTCAGTAAACTGCTCGGCAGACTGACCTGCTAAACGGGAGAAATCATCCAAAGTGTCCTTTGTTCCCGCAACAGCTTGACCAATTTCAGTAAACAAGCGCGTAAAAGTACCACGAGCCAACTCGGGACGCGTGCCGACCGAAGCCAAGGCTGACGAAAAACCAACAAGTTCCGCTGCACTAAAACCAGCAATGTTCGCAATCGAAGCAATCTGAGTTGAAATGTTAATAATTTCCGACTCGGTAGCAACCGCATTAACACCCACCGCGGAAATCGCCGAACCCAAACGTTCAAACTGACCATTCACACCAGCAACCAACTGGTCCAAACGACCAAAAGCAGTAGCCGCCGCATCAATCGTCACATCACTTGTCGCAGCAAACTTTGCCACAGTTTCCGTAAACGAAGCCACACGGTCTTCGGCAATGTTCAACTGCCCCGCAAGCGTCGCAATACCCGCCAGCTCATCAAAGCCGACAGGAATCGACTGACTCAAACCAATCAACTCATCTTTCAAACCGTCAGCAGCATCACCCGCAACACCAGTAGTTCGAATAACGTCCGCAAAAGCACGCTCAAACTCAATATTAAACTTAACCGAAGCACCAACCGCGCCCAACAATGCGGCACCAAACATTGCCGTCGTGTTCGACACATCGTAAAGCGCATAACGCATACGAGGCAAATGCGAAGTTAACTGCACAACGTTCTGGTCAATAGACTCAAGACGCAGGTCCGTGCGCAAGAAAGTGTTAAGAGCGTTCTTAACCGCACCTTCACGCACCGACTCGGTGACAGCACGTTGAATGTTTTGTTGAACCTGTTTAATTCTTTGTTGTTCACGTGTGGGAAAAATATCTTCCAACGTAATCGGATCAAAACCAAGAGAACCCAGGGCGCGATTTGTACCAGCAGTGCGCTGACCGAAAGCGTTAACAGCAATGCGAAGCTGTTTGCCCGCATCTTCAGCGCCACGTTGAACTTCTTGCAACTCTTGAGAAAGCTGCCCAAAACGTTGAATCGCCTCTTCGCTGCCGCCACGCGCCGCCGGACCAATATCGGCAAGCTCTCGCCTAATTTCCTCAATACGATCCGTTGACTGATTTGCCTTATCGCGCAATTCATCAAAACGACTTAAGACAAGATCGGAAATAAGGGGCCGTGTAGAATCGGCACGAATGTCATTAAGAACATTCTCAACCTCGCGAAGGTTTTGACTAGCTTGCGTGCCAGACTCAAGATTAAAATCAAGACCGCCACCGGAAGTCGCAGCAGTTGAAAGGTCAATAATTTTTTGTTGCAACTGCCCCAACTCGGCAATAGCGCCATCCGTTGTGAAAGTTTGCTCTAAAAGTTCCTCGCGGCCAAAAGCCGTACGGTAAGTATTGACAAGGCCAAGAAGCTCGCCCTCAAGCTTTTCAATCTCAACAGCAGCCGCTTTAGTGTCGGGGAAAAGATTTTGCGGCATGGGGCCACCCTTGCCCAAGGCGGCACGCAAATCATTTACAGTTTGAACATAACCCTTAAGGTTCCTCGTTGAACCTTTAACAGCAGCCTCGTTACCAATTTCTTTGTTAAAATCGGCGGCAGCCTTAGCGCCTTGTTTTAAATCCCTTTCGGTGTCCTTGGCGGCTTTGCCATATTTTTGCTGTTGGCTGGCAGCATCTTCAAAAATGTCGGCAAGGTCTTGAACCGAATCGCCTAAACGGTCAACGCTTTTTTGAATCTGTTTAACAACATTAGAAATATTGTCAATTGCGTCAAAACTAAACTCAACACCATCAGCCATACAACAATTCTACCGCATCACTGTTTTTTGCCCTGCAAAATGCGAGGCTCACGGGGCGGGCGACGACGTGGCTCCGGTGTAGAATTTTTTCGCTCTTGCTCTTCTAACCATTCAGCGCGAGTCGGCATATTCTCACCATCCATTAAGCGAGGCTCCGCCGCGTAATACAAACCATGAGTTTTAGTTTTCTTCTTAGATTCCTTCTCGGAGGCACGTTCAATTGCGGCACGAGATTTAGACACCCGAGGTTTCGCATCAAACGTCACCCGGTCAGACTCATCCCACCACACTGGAATACCATTCCGATACCAGTCTTTCAAAATATAGTGAGCTTTGAAAAGTTTAAAATCCCACTGATCCCACTCTTTATGGTCTGGGTCGTTCATAATGACCGCAACAGGCGGCTGCCCCGACTTCACAGCAGCTTTAAGGAGAGTTCTAAACCAAGAATGGTCCTCCCAGGTCAGGACTTCGCTAAAAAATCTTCATTCACCGACATCATAAACAAAGCCGTAGCGGTACGCATTTTTTCAATCGATTCAGTAATCGCACCAATTGCGGCGAGCGGCAACACGCGGCGAAGCTCAATAGCGTCCTCCAGCGTCACGCCCTCTTGCTCGGAACCATCCGGTGCGACAATTTTTTCAATATGCGCTTGCCATAGCAGGGTTGTAAAATAGCGGTCACGTTCCGAATTTTCCAACTCTTTCTTTTCAGAGTCTCCAGTGAAAGCGTTCCTGTCACGCTCATATTCGATCGGGAAGCTTTCAACCGCCTTGTCGTATAAGTCTTGACGCTTCCCCTCTGGGATACCGGTCAAATGAAACACATAACGCGCCCCACCCATTTCCTCAACAATTTTTTCTTTCTGGTCGAGAATTTTGTCGCGACGTTCCATTAAATCTTCAATTGCCTCACTAGAAGAAACTTTTTTATCAAGCTTGCGTTCTAAATCCTTCAGTTTAACGTCAAGCTCTGCGGCAGCAAAAGCAACACCTTCGTCAAGAAAAACCTCAACCTTATCGCTTGGGTAAGACCGATCCTGCAAGACATCTAATATTTTAAACTTACCGGGCTTTTTAGCTTCTTCGACAGCTTCAATAATTTCTTCAGTAGACATATGTCCTCCTTCACGTGAAATCTTATCACAGGGCAAGAAAAAACCCCCGCCAAAGACGGGGGTTCTCTCAAGTAAGGTTAGGGTTAGCTAACCGTCACAGCACAAGTGTCTTCTTCACTATTAGGGCCAGTGGCCGTAATCGTAGCAGAACCAGCCGCAACCGAAGTAACAACACCATACTGCACAGTTGCAACATCAGTGTCATCACTGGTCCACGTCAGACCATTCGTGTAGTTACGTCCACCAAACGTGGCAGTCAACACATCCACATCGCCCTCATCGGTAGCGAGAGTGGAATCGGACAACACAACAGCGTTAGCAGTACCACCTGCAGCAACAGCGCGCACAACATAGTCACCCTGAGGGAGGAACGTCACCGTGTAACGGAACGCCTCCTCACCAGTGACAGCCTCAGCATAACCATCAGTCATCACCTTGAAACAGTGAATCAGGTCACCAGCTTCAGCATCAGCAGTGGACTCTTCACCATCAGTCAACGAATAAGTGCTGGTAGCGTCATCAAACGACTGCGGGTAGTAGAACGAAATTGCACCACCAAAGTTGGTGTAACCACGGTCAATGATTTTACCAAGCGAAGTGATCGCCGGGTCCTCAATCTGGTTCGACGCTTCAAGGTTGAAGTCTAAATCGTTCCAAGAAATCGAATCCGAAATATCCAAGCAGGCATTAATTTCAGTAACAGTGGGGTTTTTGTAGTCAGCAAACGCATTTGGCAAAGCCCACCAAATACGCATGTTACCACTTGCGGGAACCTTTACGTCGGTCATGAGCTGGTCACCTCGTAATTCCAGTTAACGAAGTCGTTGTTAAGGAACGACTGGCTGATGCGCTGGTTTTCACCGTTACCAACAACATCAATACCAAAGTCAGTCTTCACTCCGACCATCTTAATACGGTCACCCACTGCGAAAGCAACGTCACTGTCCTTACCGACACGCATAATCGCAATGTAGGGAACGTCAGGGAACGCGAGAAGATCAAACGCCTCATTAAAGACGCCAGTCGCAGTAGTGTCAGCGTCACGGAAGGCTTCCATGACAACCTCGGGGTTAAAAAAGGTTGGGGTGGAAACGTTACCCGCATCACAGAAGGTCAGCGAGTCATCAGTGTCCGAATCCCCGAGGGTAAACGTGGTTCCGTCTTCATTCAACGCACAGGTAATGTTCTTCACCAGATCGGTGTCGTTCAATTCTGCGGCGGTCGGAGCTGTGCGGTCAGCAAAAGCTTCCGGGCGAGCGAGACAGAACGTAACGTTAGTACGAAACATTCTGGTGTTAGCCATTAGTCTTCTTCCTCAATGTGGGTCATTTCCATTTCGACTTCCACTTCATCAACATCTTCCACAAGAGGAGAACCCATTTCGGTTTTCTCTTCAACAGTTCCGCCCTTATACATTTTCGGAGCATACGGTTTGCGACCGTCTTCAACGGGAATGAGATAGTTTTTAAAATGCGGATGTTGCATCATCTTGGGAGAGACGTCAGCAATCTGCCCAGAGACAGTGTGAAGTGCAAGTACCATGACTCTAGTTTACCACCAATTTAGGGGGTGATATTGGACCCAACATCTTCCACATTGAAAGGAAAAATGAAATCAGCCATAGACATATACAAATGCGGAACACCAGATTTTTCGGCCACAACAAAAGTCCCAAAAGCACCAGAAGGTATTAATTGTACAATCCCGTCAGGCGAATAACCAGTGAGCCGATCAAAAATAAGATTCATCGCCTCACGACACTGCCTCGGCGCTGGGGCAATCACACCAATAGAAAAACCAGAAGAATACTCATCGTTTCTTACGCCAGAAAAAGAAGCATTATTTGCAGAACGACTCAACCCATCCCAACTAATCACAATATAAGGCTTAACCCTACTATCCACCTTCTGCAACTGGTCATCACTCAAAATATAATCCTGATAAACCTCATAACCAGAAAACTGTGCCTCAACATAAGCAGCAATAGTGTCCTGCATTGCAATTAAATTAAAACCAGCCATTATCTTCCCTCAGAACTTTCATAACGTCGCCTCGCATCAGCATAAGTACCAGGATTAGCCTTGCGGCCCTCGGCAAACCAACGCTTTTTAGCACGGTTAAACGCCTGAGCGTAAAAAGAATCCTTAATCTGCCTTACCAGTTTAATAGCATCCGGAAAAGCTTGCGCACCCTCAACCCGCATCGGAGCGGTTTTCATAAAACTTGCCTCACCAGTCGCCGCAGTCCGAGCATGATCAAACTTCATGTCATGAACAAACCCCTCCTCCTGCATCCGAAAATACTCCTCAAACTTAAACAACCAACCAAAACGTGCCTTGGTTTCCACACCAGTATTAGTCTGATCCTGCACAATATCCCACGCAAGAGACTGAATCATATTGCCAGTATCGTTACGCCCCGTAGTATTACCATAAGCAGGAAAATTAACACCATCCCGAACACCCGCCATACGAGAAACACCCCAACCAGTTTCCGCCTGATTAAAGTTACTTTCCAAACGATTAATTGCAGCCTGACCAAGATTACGTTTCGCAATCATAACTTCTTCATTAAGAATCAGCTGAAAAAGTCGCAAAGAAGAAACAATGTCAGGTCCCTGAATGGTGAAACCATAAACACTGGGACGACTAAGAGCAATTCCCGTTAAATCCCTACGCCTACGAGCCATAACAGCCTAAGCAATCGTATTCTTAGTATCAACATCGCACTCAATTGTACGCAACCACGCATAAGAAGAGTTCAGCGCATTAGAAACAACAAAATCAAGTTTTTCCAAATCTGCATCAACACCACCGTCAATAACACGAACACGCAAACCCTTACGAATAAAACTCCTGGAAGGGTCAAGTTTCACCTGAACACGCACACCACGAATACCCGCAGAAGAAAAAGCATAATCAGTCCCTGGGTTTTGCCCCACCCCTATAGGTTGCACACGGGCCTCACCGGACCACAAAACAGTTTCAGACGACCCCGTATAAGTATTAGTTGCAGGATTCCACGTTTGACCCTCAACATCCGGATCAACAATTTCCACAGTGGCATTAAACCAACGCTGCGCAATAGTTGCCATCTCCTCGGAAATAGCAGAAAAATTAATCTTCGATGACCGAGAAATTGCCATCAGTTATTCCACCACGGATACTCATCCGCCTGACCATCATGATCATCATCAATGAACATTGCAATCATATTGAAATATTCACTCGACTCTTCCTGCAACGCCTCCTCCCGCAACTGCGCCGCCAGTTTACGCAAAGCCTCGGCAATACGGTCACCATTGACCGTCAAATCATCCGTAGACCAAGACTTCAACAACAACGCCTGAGACATCGAAATAGTTTCCAAACAACGCGCCGCAGCAAGCTTCACATTGTCACCATACATGGTGAGAAAAGCGCCAATTTCATCATCACCAAAATACAAATACTCACCCACACCAGAAATAATATTCTCCGGATCAGTATCACCAAGTAATGCCCTCACCTGCCCAACATCAGTAGAAAAGTTGGGAGGAGCGACGCCTTCATTTGCCATACCCTTATTTTAGCGCAAAAAAATACCCCCGGCATCGGAGCTGTGGAGGTGGGAAGGGGTTAAGCTCGACGACGCCGGGGGCACCAGTAGGAGGACTGGTGATACTAATTTATCAGATAAAATAAGCATCATGAATCGACTCGCCCTTTTTCTCACCATCTACAACAGATTCGAATACCTTGGCGAACAAATACGGATGCTAAAAATGCAGTCCCGTCAAGACTTTGACCTGTTCATCGTCAACAATTCTGACCGTGATGTTGAAGACCTTATTGACATGCCCTGCGAAATTATTAACATGGGCAACAAATATAAACACTACGGCAGATTCTTCGCCGCCCGAGACGTACTCGACCGAGGCTACGAAATCATTGCCTTCCTCGACGACGACATCAAAATCACACCCAAACACATCGCCGAAGCATACCTCCACTACGACCCAAGATACGTGAAATCATTTTGGGCTTTCGAAATCTTCAACGACTACTGGAAACGCAAGAAACTATCTGGCACAAGAAGCGGACATTACTGCGGAGGCGGCGGCCTACTCGCACCCGCAGAACTATTTATGGTGCCTGAGCTATATTTGTGCCCCGAAGAATATTGGATCATGGACGACATTTGGTTGAGCCACGTCATCCTCGCCTACACCGACTATGAGATAAGAATGTTCCCCGCGAAGGTGCAGTTCGTTGACGACAAAAAAGCCACCTACATTAAAATCCGTAAAGAAAAATCGGAGATGACGGCGAAATATATTCTGCCCTACAAATAGAAATTGATAAGCGGAACCGGGGAAAGTTTTGACAGTTTCACATCTGTGTACTTCTCGTACCTGCCAGTCTGATAAAAAATAGGAACAGCCAACGCATACACGTCCCAATACTTCAACGTCTCCGCACGCATCTTATCCTGATTAGTGCCGATCTCGATAAACACATCAATGGCGTCCCGCAAGAATCTCGCATACTCGTGATTCGTGTACAACACCGCGTGTGCGGCCAACATGTTTTTCAATTTAAACACACCACCATTGAACTTCTCAAAAGACACCGCACCGTTCACACCGCGCCCATTCTTCAAGCCCCACGTAGACAAACCAAGATAAACAGCATCCGCATCCTCGGGGACAAACACTTCCGGATTCGTGCGACGAATTGCCACATCATCCTCGATGATAATAAACGGCCCCTCACATTCAGCCAGCGCCTTACCAAGTGCCGCTTTATGCGCAAGCGCAACACCCTCAGATTTTTTGCGACGCTTCACCCCATCACTAAACTTCACGTTCCTAAAACCAGCCCCCTTCAACAGGAAATAAATCCTCGAACGATTAGTTTTAGGAATAGAAATAACGTAAACCGGCACCTCCCTTACGTCAATCATGCACCCAGTATAAAGCAAAAATTATAAACGCTTCTTATATAGATGAAAGGATTCCCGCATTTTTCATTTCATCAACAGTCTCCGCTTCGAGCTGTAACTTGTGTAGTTTTACAGTAGAAAAATATTTTGCAGAGCGAATATCAAATCCACATAAAGTCACATCATCGCCGCGTGAAAGATAATAGTAAATGCCCACGAAACCAGTAGAGGGAGAATGACCCTTGGGGTAATCGGGAACACATTCCACGGGAATCAATGGAATGTTGGCGTCTATGTTTCTCACATCCTTAGTCCAACCGACGACAATAATTTTGCTACGAAAGTTTTCCAACTCTCCAAAATTGAAACGATTATTTTTCGCAATAATAGAGGTTTTGCGAATGAGAATAATTGACTTATCTAATGGCGTCTTGCCCCAATGGTGCGCATGATTGAAATGCACATACAAATCAAAACCCTCTGAAGGAACATCCGCTTTCGGGTTATTTGCAATAAGTACAACCTTCACTTACCAAGAATAGCAAAACCCCCGGCACTTGGCCGGGGGTTCGCTTAGAGTTACTGATTAGGAACCGGAGCCGGTTCCCTCGGAGTAACGCAGACCATCCTTAGTGATGTTGAACGCCTGCACCACGTGGCGGATGCGGGTCTGAACGTCGTCCTCGTCAAACGAGCCATCACGGACAGGAAGCTCCCCACCCTGAAGGGTGAAGTGGCCATTGTCCTTAACAGAAATAACCGGGGTACGGTTACCCTGCAGGAACACCTGCCAGAAGTAAGGACGCACGTTAAGGTCCGGAACAACAAACCACCACGCGTCAGTCTGCCCAGCCGAAACCGTGTCGAGAGCGTTAAACTCGATAGGGTTAAAGGGGCTGGTAATGAACGACGGGTTGAGGATGCTCTCCTCGGTACCGTTCGTCCGACGAATCTGCTGAATAGCGAACAATTCACGCACAGTCATCGCAAGCGAAGTACCGTACACGAGTTTGTAGTTGTTCGCAATCACACGGTTGCCACCAACAGTGTCAGTCCGCGAATCAGCCATAGCAGTCTCCAACGCGTCAAGCGACAAAGCAGGGTTACCGGACAGTCCCTTACCGGAGAAACCAGTTCCAACGGCGCCAGCAGAAGTGACGAACAGTTTCGCCAGTTCCAGGTCCTCTTGACGTGCAGCATACTCAGCAAACTTCTGAGTCATCCGACCAATCATGTCGAAATCACCAGTGCGACGCAGCGACTCCCACGACATGCGGGCGCGAACACCATACTTGCCTTCGAAGTCTTTGTCGAGCTGAGTGGTAGTGAACGGAACGGCAGGGTACTCTTCGTACTCACCCACACGTGGTAGTCCACCTTGAATGAACTCTTCACCCTGACCATCGAGCAGTGCAGAAGCGTCAACCTGGAAATCACCGAAACGGATAATTCCAAAGTTGGGCGCCTGATACTCATCAGCGATCTGGTCCCACACGTTTTGCTCAGCAGCATACTGCGCCAAGAAAATTACGTTAATAGCAGGTTCCAGAACGGTGGGAATGTCAGAGGAAGAAATACCTTCCTGGAGCATGGTCTTCGCACGAAGGTCACCCGACATGGCGTTAGTGAGAAGCTTTGCCGCTTCAATCTGACGCTTAGTGGACGAATCTTCCAATTTGGCGATGGCCTGCTCAACGACCTGAATTTTAGTCATTAGTCAATCACCTATTCTTAGTTGTTGATGCGAACGTGCACGTCACCAGCAACAGCGCTCTTAGCCTTCACCGCGTAGCCAACAAGTTCGTTGCCTCCGGAAGTGGTGGTCAGAGCAGTGCCGTAAGTAGCTGCACTCGCAAGGTAGATGGCGTCACCCACAGTAACCTCATCGGCAGTGGTTCCACGGAACACACCAATGTGGCGAAGAGTGGCATAGTGGTTGGAGTCTTCACCCTCAACGGCGCTGGTTTCAGCAACACCAACAATTCCACCAAGAACAACAAAGTCACCAGACTCAACGTTCTCGTTCACGGAATAGCTAAGGGATTCTCCATTTGCGTAAACTTCGTTAAGAGCCATGATTAGGCACCAACCTTCACGTTGAGAATATCAGAGAGACGCGCAGCCTTCTCCGAAGTGTTAACAATAACAGTCTCCTCAGCAACGGCAGGGGTAGCTTTCGCTTCCTCCTTAAAGTGAGCTTTAACAGACTCCACAAAACCCTTCTGGGCTTCAATGGCTTCGTTAATGTCACGACCGGCGCGAAGGGACTCGTACACGGCCTTCCGGGACACCTCAGGCAGGTTCGCCTCAACCATAGCCTCAGCTACAGCCTCAACATCAACCTCATCTTCGGGCTCCTCGGCAGGCGCAAGGGCTTCCGCGACAGCAGCGGCAACCAAATTAGGCAGCTCAGCAATCTGTTCGCTCAATTCCTTGAGTTCCATTGAGTTTCCTTCTTTCTTATATTCGATGGTCGCTGCGGCTGTAGAAGCAGCAGTACCTTCCAATCCGCGCTTAGACTCTCCAAGCTCGGAAATTTTCGTTAAACGAGAAACCTCGTGCCCCATCAGCAACTCTGTCGGGGTCCACTCGCCATCCCGTTCCATCCACACACGAATCAACGCGACAGGATTCTCTTCAGTGGCAGTAATTTGTAAAGGGTCACCCTCAAACGGGAACACCCCTTCAGTCATAATGTACGCAACCTGACCGTAAGCCATATCGCCACCATGATCCATGCGCACAAGGTCACGTTCACGCAGTTCACCAGGCTCCGCCTCAACAACCATAGCGACAGCAGCCTCATACAGTTTGTCCGCCAGTTTCGAACCCGGCCTACCAGGATACGAAACCAAATCCACACTATTTTGAGTATGAGGAATCAGGTTCTCAACAACAACCTCACCCTCATCATTATAATTACCCTCACCCATCGCATAAATAGACAAACCAGTATGCGGAGCAACAGCCTCAACAAACTCTTTCCAATGGTCCATCACCCTAATTTTACCAACCAGGCCAACACCATTCTCATAACGAGCATCCTCAGCAAGAACACCAATAAGGTTCTTAGGTGAACGCACCTCACCCTCATCACGAGGATGATCCACATACGAATGCGTACCCTTTTTGAAAGCCTTAGGCCCATACTCCCTAAGCATACTTTCAGTATAAATACCCGAAGAACCCTTACCGGGAGTAATCAACACGGCACGCCAAGTTCCGTCTTCTGATTTTACAGGAGGGGAAGTAGACTCCATCAAAAGATTAGTCATACGACGATTTTACCACGATATTACCTAGGGTTGTTTTGCGTATCCCTATTACTATTATCCCCATCAGAAAAATCATCCACACCGGGACCCTCATTACCCTGCGAAGTCGCAACATTGCTCGGATTACCTGACCCCACCGTACGACCCGTCGTAGCAAACGACCCATCATTATTCGGCACAAGAACACCAGAAGGAACCACACCAGGCGCCTCAATACCCAACTGTTCCGCCATCGCATCCTGCATCACATCAGCAGAAAACAGGCCAGACATCCACGCCGTCGCAAGAGACTGCAAATTACGGTACGCCGGGTCAACAATAATATTATTAAACGTTACTGAAGGTTCAGGAACACCAATCAGACGCAACACACGCACATAAAAATCCTCCCACGTACCCTGCCGTGCATAAGCCGCATTCAACGTAGACTGATCCAACACCTGCGTACCACCATTACCCTCAGCACCAGGACCCGACAGCAAAGCCTCAACCGAAACCTCCATCGCAGTAGCCGCCATCGACGCCAACGGACGCCCCGTAGACAAATCCACACTATTATTCCGCGGCATGGCATTCATCTCCACATCCGCACCAGTCACCGCAGTAGCAGCAACCTCCTTATTGTTAATCAACCTAGACGAAATATTCGCCCCACCCTTAGCCGACTTAGTTTTCACCTGCCACGCAATACCCGACAGGGCCTTCAACATTTTCGACCCGTCCTTCAAATACTCACTATAAGCCCACGACCACGGCAAAGCAGGCAACGAATCAGGCATCCCCCACAAACCACCCGTCTCATCATTCGCCTTACAATCCACAATCGCAAAATTCCTATCAACCGGAATACCATTAATCTGCGACACCGGAGTCTCCACATAATCCAACGGATACCACACCTTCACCGTCTCAGCAATATAACTGTTATACGGGTCAGTAACCGCCTCACGACGCTGATACTCACGCAAATAATAACGCACCATCTCCGGATCGTCCGGATCAGTAGCCCAACCACTTATCTCATCAAGAGGAACCCGACTAAACCTCCGACTACGACGGTCAAAACGAACGAAAAAGTTACCATCCGTGAAAAGCGCCCGCTCATTCTTCTTCGCACCACCCTCACTAAACAACACTTTCTGATTAATCGGATCATCAACAATCCGTTGAAACCGAGGCGCCAAAGAATTACCCGCCTGTGACATTTTAAACCCACGACCAAACACGTAAGAAGAACGCAACATTGCGCCCCGCTTCAACAAAGGATTAGCCTGCGACTGCCTCCGAGCATTCCGCGACACCACCTTCACATCCTCAAGGCGAATACCCTCATCCGTAAACTGGTTTAACGGCGACCAACCCTGATCATCAAACTCCAACGTCGCCTTCGCCAGGGCAGAATACGACTCCGCCAACACTTCATTGTTTTGAGAAAGCTCACGAATCTGCTGCAAAAGCTGTTCAGATTCCACAGATTGTGGTTTAAAACTATCAAAAAGTCCCATAATTAAAGATTACCAGAAATTTGCAGAATAGAACGGATGCTCATCCATAATCTCCGTCACATCAATCACATCACCCGGACGCGGCCCCAACACATCATGACTAATCGTAGCCAAAATCGCAGCATCCAACGAGTCAGGAGAACCCAACCCGCTACGTTTCATATCATCCTTCGACGTCATCGTAATCGAACCACGTTGCGAAAACTTATACGTCTGCGAAATCATCTCATCCCGCAACACAGTATCCGCATAATCCAAATCTAACTCCCCATTCGCCAAAAGCTCCCGAAACGTGTCATAATGCCACGCACGCGCATTCGTCCACCGAGCCGAATCAGGAGAAGAATGGGCACCATTAATAGCCCCAATACTATAAATAGCATCATTAAACTCATCCAAACGAGCCAAAGCATCAACAACCCCACCCCCCACACCATTAACATCAACATTAACCACACTCGCCACAAAACGTTGCGCATAAGAATGAACCCTCCGGGCCGTCTCAATCAAATCCAACTTCGACCACTTATCCACCACACGCAACCGCCCACCACGATTCATATACAACACATTCTCATCCGAACCAAACCGTGCCACATCTAGACCAAGGATTGGCCTGACTGCTTCGTCGTCTTCAATGGTGGTGTCAAATCCTCGGTCTATGGTCGCCTGACTAAAAAACGTATTATCCGCCTCATCAGGAAACTCACCCAAAACTTTCGACTTATACCGCGCCGAATCATCACCCCACGCACGCTTCTTATGCTCCACCCACTCAACAGAAGTCAACCCCTTCAACAACGTCTCCTGCTCACCCGCCGTCGAATACACCACCTCCCCCGTAAACGTCGGCAAATCAAAAGCAGCAATCGTATGCAACGACCAATCCTGCATCAACTTCGGATCAGTAAAAATACGGTGAAACTCAGTGCCCCTACGGTCCGGATTACCAATCGCCAAAATCTTCGAACCACCCGAAGTCATCACCGACTCCGCAGCAGTAAACATTTCTGGCGGCAAACCACCAGCCTCATCCAAAAACACAAACGTATTCAACTTACGCGTCCCCTGAAACGACGAAACAATATCCTGATCGCTTGGCCTCTTACCAAACGCCAAAAACTCCTGACCAAACTCCGTATCCAACTTCCAATCCAACGTTTCGGTGATTCTGCCCGGTAAACCAAAACCCCGAACTTCAGCCAAACCCTTATTCGTCTTCAAATAAGAAAAAATCACCTTCTGAATCTGCGACAACGTAGGCGCAGACACAATGCACAACGTCTCCTTCGGCTCCCGCGTCGCCACCAACCACGTAATCAAATCAGCAACCACAGCGGACTTGCCGCAACCGTTTGCCGACTTCACTGCCGTGCGAGTAGACGTCAAAAACGAGTTAACGATTTCCTCTTGCCTCGAATACCACCGCTTACCCAATACGTCCGAAACCCAAGCGTGCGGGTCGGATTCATAAATGCGTTTCTTTGACCGGTCGCGCATTTCATTAATGGCACCATCCAACACATCACTCAAATAAGTTGGCATCCAACACCGCCCCCGCTCTCCGCAGGCCTTGCTCTACGAGCGCGTCTACGTCGGCGTCATCAGGCACACCCTCAAACGCCTTAAACCCCGCAATAATAAACTGCAACGCAGCATCAAACGCTTGTGCAAAAACCTTCGCATGCGCCGCAGTAATCTTCTCAATATCAGAATCCACCAACCTACGGCGAGCATCCAAACGCTCACTTACGAGTCGAAGCGACTTGAGAACCACGTTCGCCACACCCGCAAACTCCTGCGGCCCCACATCCTCCAACATCGCAAACGCACGATCCTTCAACGAAGCAGCCTCAATCAACAACAATCTTTCTTCCTGCCGATCCGTCAACCAATCCTTAGAATCCAACAAATAAGCAACACGCTCAGCAACAAACCCCGCATCCAACCCCGTCAACTCCGCAATCTCCGCCGGAGACCTACGCGCCAACGACAACAACCGCTCATCCAAATCAGAACGTTCCAAATCACCCATAACACACATCCTACCGTGGAACCGCCAGGAATCGAACCTGGGTCCGTCAAACCTCCGCAAGCGGTCCTAATCCAACGTCGAAACCATCCGGCCCCAAAAACCCCAGCGACATTATTAAGAGGCACATCTGGGGTCTACCCCACCATCATACCAAACCCAACAACCCCTCAACACGATCCAACACCAAACGACCATCACCAGGAAAAACACAATTCCTCAACACACGACGCCTATCCTCAAAAACATAACCCGACAAATCAAAACCCAAAACACCCTCCAAACACCCAACCGAATTACAATCACGCAACAAAACACCACCCCCATCCAAAACAGGCAAATCAAAATTAGACCACCACGCATGACGCCCCATCACAACCCCATCAAACAAAACCCCATAATAAGGAACCACATTCTCCACCACCCACAACGGACCACCACCACCAGCCCACCGCCGCAACAACAACACCTCCTCATACAAACGAAAATCAGGAAAAACCGGAAAACCAGACCGAGCACGCGAATGAGAAACACAAGGCGGAGAAGACCACACAAAATCAAACTCCAAAAAATGATGCCTCAAAAACTCATGCGCATCCTCAACCAAAACCACATCATCCGGAAAAAAATCAGAATACGCACGCGCAACCTCAACATCCCACTCCACCGCAACAACCTCATGGTCATCACCCCACAAACGACGATTCCCACCAACACCCGCAAACAAATTCAAAATCCTCACCCCCACATAATACCCAAAAACCAAAAAAAAATTCACACGAGTGGTAAACAGATAACGCGTCGCGCGTCAAGCGCGTCCGAAAGGTTTAAGTAATAACGTGCGAGCAACGCGAGCGCCATTTAAAACCCCCGGAGGGCGATTTTTTGAGAATGTTTCTCACTTTTACGATCGCACTGGGGTCCGGTTCGGCTGCGGTTGGTTGGGCGTGTTGATCTGCGGTTGGTTGGGCGTGTTGTGGGCAAAGCAAACCCCCCGGCACTTGGCCGGGGGGTTTGTGGTTGGGGTTACCGTGCTATTCGTATTCTAGGTCGCTGTCGTCGATTTCGTCGATGTCAAGCGCGTGGCGTGGGGCATTGCCGATGGCTTCCGCGATTTCATCCCATTCGATGTCGGGTGTTTCGCCGTCTTCGACACCTGAGACTTCAAGCGATATGCTGAACGTCCCGGTGACGATGACTGTCCCCCCACGTGTGGGTGTGTCCTGTTGGGGGATGCCCATCGTTCTCGCCATTTCATCCCACACATCACACAGGCCTCGGCGTTTTGCTGTGGACCAGATTTCCTGCCACCCGGCGCCTAGCCTGGGGTCCGCCGGGTGATAACCGTTGATGTAACCCGCTGTTCTCAGGTAGTGTTGGTGTGCTCTGGCTATGGCTGTGGCTGGTGTTAATGGGTCCGGGAACTGTCCGCTGTCTAGGCGTAACCCGGGGCTGATGTGTTCCCACGCGCCACGCGGTGCCTCGCCAAAGTTGTTTAGGGCTAGCATCAGGGAATGCACCTCGCTTGCGTGTCCCGCGCGGATACCAGCCACAACGATTGCTTCAAGCCACGGCGTCCACACCTCGGTGTCAGTTGTGGTAAACGTTGTCCCGCTGTGTGTTTCGGCATACTTGTCCTCAAGGCGGGTCAGGTCGCGTTGTCTGAGCGTTTCGATGGCTTCCTTTTCGTCCACAGCGTGACGGCGTTGTCTTTCAAGCCGTTTTACGTTTTCGGCGTAATGGTTCAAGTGTCCCCGCCATTGACTGAGAGTACTTGCCACCCGTTCGGGTGTTTCGGCCATTAGGGCTTGTGCTAACGCGTCACTGTCTAGTGTTGCGTCAAGGTTGGTAAACGTGGATAGTTCGACCGGTTCGCGGTCGATGGCTTGGGCGTTGTCTGCCCCCAAGTGGCTTTCGTGTGTGTCTGTCATAGCCTCAGTTTAGGGCACGGCGGGCTCTGGCGCAAGTCAGCGACACGCCGATTTTGGGCTTGTTGAGAATGATTATCGTTATCAGGTCGTTACCCACGGGCACCCACACACATACGCCCATATACGCGCCCACACTCGCAAACTTCCAGTGGCCCTATACGCGGACACACACGCAAACTTCCAGTCGAACCGCACGTTTCCATAAAAACATAAAAGCGCTTATACGCACACACACACGCAAACTTCCAGTTTGTTTATACGCACACACACACGCAAACTTCCAGTCTCAACGGCGCTGTATGGCTTTCTGAGCGCCTCAAACGATCGTTTCGTCGTGTCGTACCGGGGTGGGGGTGTTCGTCGCCGTGTGGGCCGTGTGTGGTTTTTGGCACGGGAATGAAGAACGAGGGCCACCCGTGGTTATGACAGACACTGGGTGACCCTCGTGGTGTTGAGTGTAGCAGGTTTTGGGGGTCTACACAATACACACCTTATGTAGTTATTATATTATTATTAATATATAAACTTCTTTATAAGTAGACGTAGGAATGCGTTTTCTGCTTAAGCGTGTTTGTGGGGGAGTAGTGTTTGCTGTTTTTGGTGGTTTTTTGTTTTGGGGCTGTTTTGGCCATTTTTCGTTATGGCATTCGTTATTTTTTTTTGTCAAGAAACCTTGCGGTGCGGTGAGAGTTTTGGTATGCTGTGGGTATGGCGAACGAATTAGGAGGAGGTTACGTCATGGATTCTGAGAAGACTGTTATGAGTGAACACGAGTTGGTGGAGGCTTATGAGGACATGTTGGATGAGGTGTATGGGTTGGTGGAGGTTGCGGGTATGTCGTATGACACTTCCGTGCTGTTGAAGAATGCTGACCCGATTGCTTACCATGTGGGCATGTCTGATTATGGTGCAGATGGTGAACACGTCTCGTGAGTATGCGTTGGAATGCAAAGAGGCGATTGTGAAGAAGTATGAGGACGGTGGTATGTGGTCGCCGGATGACACTTCGGACCATGACTACTATGAGGGTCAGGTGGATGCGCTGGAGCGTGCGTTGATGGCGTATAAGCAGACGATGAAGCAGGACTGGTCGGATGGTTATACGTCGGCGTTGGCGAACGCACGGGATGCGGGTTATATTGATGAGTACCAGTATGAGGATTTGTATTCGGAGGTGTTGTGAATGTTGAACTGTCCTGGTGGTTGCGGTGTGACTGTGGGGGTTGACGGGGAAGGGTTCCTCACTTATTGTGAGGACTGTGAACAGCAAAGGGAAGGTATCAAGCAAGCGTATTGGCGTTTGGCTTGTCAGATTATGGAGGTGAAGTGATGCGGTTTGACAGTGTAATTATGGACGGTATCGTGCCGGAGGATATGCCGGAAGAAGTTGCCAATAATGAGCATGTGGTGAAACTTTTGGAGAACGTGGACGCGTGGGCGTTGGAGTTCGATCGGTGGATTGACCCGGAGTCTGAATACTATGAGGAGTCTTTGTGGGAGGAACGGCAGGAAGGTGCGGGACGTGTACACGATTTAGTGTTGAATGTTTTGCAGGATGCGATTTACCGGCGGGACGTGTTGGCACTCGAGGTGAACTTGGGTGACATTTACGACCAGGTTGTTGCTATTGATACGAGAGAGGTGGCAAACGGATGAACGTGTTTGATGAGTTGAAGTCTGCAAAAGGGATGGTGGAACGCCGTCAGGCTGTTGTGGAAGATATGGGTAATGAGGAGAAGGCTGGGTTTGCGGTGGAAAATCTGCGGTCCATGTTGATGTGTTTGAAAGAGTGTGAGAAGCATCACAACCGTGTGATGACGGTGGTTGATGATAGGACTGCCGGTGTGGCGTTAGAAACGTCAGCGTTGGTGGATTATGCCCGCAAGTGGGTGACGCAGGGAGAAAGCAACCTGCGGGACGTGTGGGGGTATTCACAACGTCAGGTGGATGATATTAGAAGGCAGGTGTTTGTGTAATGCTGTATGCTGAGGAACTATTAGGAGGGAACATTATGAGAAACTATGATTTGAACATTTGGGACCGTTGGTCGTATGAGACCGACGGGAGAATAACTGGCGGTTGGGTGATTAACGCTTACCCGCTTGTGGAACAACCTGACGGGACTTTCGTGCAGGACTATACGGAAGATAAACAACTCACTTTGCATCTTCGTGAGCATGACGTAAAGTTTCTGGGTTTGGATGTTGAGGAACCAGATTTTTGGGCTGACGCGAAATATTTGTTGGAACAACCTGAAGTGCCTCGCCGTGTCCGTATTTGGTTAGAGAAAGTTGTGGGAGGTGTGTTTGATGAGCGTGCATCCATCACGTAAACATTTGGTGCGCAGACGCCACGTGATGTGGTTTGTGGCCGACGTGTTGAAACTGTCTGTTGCGTTGGTAATGTTTTCAGCGACAGTGTGGTTCGCATGTTGGGTGTTGATGAAAGTTGCAGGTGTGTGATGAAGTGTTCCAAGTGTGGTGACACTGTTGTGCAGTTGTGGCGTGATTTTCGATCGGGTGACATGCTGTGCGAACAGTGTTTAATGAGGTGGGTGACCACTAAGCATTAGTGGAAACAGTTGCCGGGTAAGTAAATGTGAGGAGGAAATGATGGAAATTGAAGTGAAGTCTAGTGAAGTGTTGCGACAGTTGTTCATGTCGTTTGACGATTTTGGGTTTGCTCACCGTTACAGTGAAGACCTAGGAGAGTTCGATATTAAAGTTGGTGACAAGTGGTTCACCTTTTATGTGAATAAGCGTGTGTTGGATGAAGAACGTGCGCACGATGAAGCGTTTGAAGATGCTGCACGTGTTGCTGACTACTATTGGAGGCAATAATGGGTGCATATTTAGATTCGGTCAATAAGGCTAAACAGGCTTACATGTTGGCGAAGGCGTCGTTGGAGCAGAAACTTCGGGACCAGTTGAAAACGGAGTTGCATAACCTGCAAACACAGGTGGATATTGCGGTGCGGTATGCGTTCGATAATGGGGAGTCTAAGGCTTCCATTTTGCGTGCCTTAGGGACGAAGGACTATCACACGTTGAATGCGTCTTTGGAGCGCACAGCGGGCGTCACGGAGGTTGTGGGGCGTGACCCGTTGGATGATGTGTATTCGTTGGTGGACGGCGTGCTGTTAGTGCATTACATGGAGCACGGCCCAATGTCCATTAGTGGTACGGCGTCGTTTGATGTGCGTGAACTGGTGGACGGTAGTGTGTTGCTCCTTTCACGTGTTTCTTTGTGGGACGAGTCGTTCACTGTGCGTAATGATGTGGTGGCAGTGTTGGACGGGGTGAAGGACGGGTTCTACTATGAGGAGGCGACACGATGGTTGAAGGCATCTGGGTCGGCTACGCATTAATCATTGCTTGGACTGTTAGGGCACTTATTCACAGTACGCGGTTAGAGAGGGAACTAGAAAAGTCCGGAGCGAAGTTCACGACGGGTAATCACTGGTTTTTGCTGTTCGCATTATTGCCGTGGTTTTTCCGAAAAGCAGAAAGGGATTGGATAGATGAGCAAGAAAGAACTCGAAACATCAATCAACAGTTACGTGAGAACGCAAACAAAGAACAAGACATTCCCGATTGGGTGGACTGTCATTGTTTCTCTTGCACCGACGGATGGCCTAGTTGGGAGCGACAGTTACGTAACGATCACCTCGGAAGGAATGCAACTGCACACTTTGTTGGGTCTGTTGGACGTGGCCCAGAGTGACGCGCGAGCAAACATGATGTTGTCGTCCATTAGTCAAAGTTTGTTGTTTCTGATGGGGAAAGATGAGGGGGATGAGGATTAAATGACTGTAAACAGTGGGATGATGTCGTCAGCGACAGAAGAATGGGGAACGCCTCAACACTTTTTTGATTCTTTAAATGAAGAGTTTGGTTTCACTTTAGATGTTTGTGCAACGGATGGTAACGCTAAATGTGGGCGCTATTTCACGAAAGAAGATGACGGGTTGTTGCAGGACTGGGAGGGCGCATGTTGGATGAATCCGCCATACGGTCGAGCGATCGGTCATTGGATGCGCAAAGCGTATGAGTCGAGCGTGAACGGTGCCACTGTTGTGTGTTTGGTTCCCGCGAGGACTGATACTGCGTGGTGGCATGATTATGCAATGAAGGGTGATATTCGGTTCCTTCGCGGTCGTTTAAAGTTTGTCGGTGTTGACGGTGTGAAATCGTCTGCACCGTTCCCCTCAGCGGTGGTGGTGTTTGATGCTAAATAGGTTGACGCCCACGCCGGAGCAGGAGGCCGCGATTGTAAAGATGGTTTCGGAAACTTCTGGTGCAGTGTTGAACGCTTCGACGATGGGTGCCGGTAAGACGTTGAAAGCTGTGGAGGTGGTGAAACGTCGTGGGGACCAAGTGGTGTTGTTGATTGCCCCGTTGGGGACCCGTTTGGGGTGGAAGGTGACGTTTGAACGGCAGGGGGTTGAGTTGCCGTTTAAATGGTTGAACTCGACTAAGGCCGGTAAGGAGGCTCAGGCGGATTGGTTGTGGGGTTTGCCTGGTGTGTATTTTGTGGGTACAGAGTTTTTTGTTCGCTTGGGTTGGGAAGGGAGAAAGCGGACAAAAATGTGGGCGATGCAACCAGATGTTGTGTTGTTTGATGAGGCACACCGGTCACAGAACCGGAATAGTAAAACGTATAAGACGTTGAAACAGTTGAAGTCTGCGTTTAAGGTTTCCATGTCGGGTACACCGACGGGTAATAGTTTTGAGGGTGCTTATGCGGTGACGAAATGGTTGTGGCCGGATGTGATTCCTGCAAGTTATTACACGTGGCGTGACCGTTGGTGTGAACTTGAATATGACTATTTCGATCCGTCGGGTCGTAAAGTTGTGGGGGAAAAAGTTCCGGGAGAGTTTTTTAATTCGTTGCCGTGTTATGTTCGCCTTGAGTCCGAGTTGGATGTGGACCTTCTCGAGGAGGAAGTGTTGGTGGAGTTGTCTGCTTCGCAACGTAAAGCATACGATTCGTTGGAGAAGAACATGGTGGTGTGGTTGGAAGATAACCCGTTGGTGGTTGAATTTCCAGTAACTTTACGTGGTCGGCTTCGGCAAGCAACGTTGGGTTTGTTTTCAGTGAATGAACGTGGTGAAGTGTTTTTTGAGGATGATTGTAAGTCGTCGAAGATAGAAGCCTTGGAAGATATTATCCAATCACGGTTGGATGGTGAGTCTGCGTTGATTCTTATGGATTCGCGAAAGTTTGCTGACGTAACGGTTGCGCGTTTGCGGAAAGCAGGGTTCACTGCGGAGCCGTGGCATGGGAGTGTGTCGCAGGCGCGCCGTGAACAGGTTAAGGAACAGTTTGTGCAGGGTCAGGTGCGGTTTGTTGTTGCTGTGGTGCCTGCCATTGCGGAGGGTGTTGACGGGTTGCAACACGCCACCCGAAATGTTGTGTGGATGTCTAGGTCGGATAATAGAATATTGAATGAGCAAGCATTGAAACGTGTGCATCGGCACGGTCAAACACGGCAAGTTCGTTCGTTTGATGTTGTGGCGGTGGATACGTATGACTCTGGTGTGCTCTCCAACCAGTTACAGCAAGCAGTTGAGATGAACAGGACATTACGTGAGCGCAACGTGGGAGGAGAAAAACGACAAAGCGTTACGTCGTGACATATCGAAGGGGGGTGGCAACTTTCCGTCGTTGAACTATTTGAAGTTGACGAAACGGCAACAGTTGGCATCGATCCCGTTGGAACGGAAGTTGGATTCAAGTAAACCAAATTGTGAGGGCAGGTCGGCGGAGTTTATTGATTATGATGATGACGATGAACCAATGTCGGACGTTGCATATAAGATGTGTGATGGTTGCCCAATGTTGGTTGAATGTGCTAGGTTTGCTAACGCATATAGGCCACCTGTCGGCGTTTGGGGCGGACAGGTTTGGAGAAACGGGAAGGTAGTGAAAGAATGACTGAAGTAAAGAAAACAACAGCTAAGGAGGCTGAAATGACTGTGCCGAAGATTTATACGGCTATTGCAAACATCCAGGCGGGTGTGGGGAACATTGCTAAGAATGGTGTGGGTCCCGCTTCGCAGGGTTCGTATAAGTATGTGAAGAACGATGACATCCTGGAAGCAATCAGCAAGTTGATGATTGAGAACAAGGTCATCACCCGACCCAACATCAAGAGCCACGATCTCGTGACTCGAGAGATTGGCGCAAACCGATTCGTCGCCATGACGGTCGTTGAGCTTGAGGTGACTTACATCAGCCTCGAGGATGCGTCCGAGTTCGTGACCACGGTTATTGCCGAGGGCGCCGACAACGGTGACAAGGGCGGTCGCAAGGCTGTCACTCAGGCGCAGAAAATTGCGAACCTGTTGACGTTTAATATTGCGACGGGTGAACCGGACCCTGACGGTATTGAAGTGACACCTGTTGCACAGTCTGCATCACCGGCGTCGAAGAAGATTGCGTCTGCATCTACTTCCACTTCTGGTGCGTCGAAAACGTATAACGAAATTAAGTCCTTCTTGGGTGCTAATGAACTTCCTGGTTCGGTAGCGAACAAGTTGGGTGAACGTTTGTCGGGCGGTAAGTCTGATTGGTCGAAGGATGAGACTGTGTTGAAGCAGGTTTTGGAGGCGTTGAAGAATGGTGAAGTCGAATAGTTTCGAGTTCGACCCTGCGCGTGTCCCCGAGGTGCTGTTCGATAAAGAATGGTCCCTCGGGGATGAAACCAACAAGGTGTACCGTGTCGGTGATTGGTCTTTTGAAATGGCCGAAGATGAAAAAATCCAGTGGGCCGAGGAAGGCATTTATGCTTTCATCGCTTGGTGGCAATTCTTGAAGGAGAATGATGCAACCGAAGCTTAGAGTCCGGTCGTCAGGGCATGGCGGTTCAGGGTATAAACATCCTGTAACAGGTCAAGTGGTGCCTGGTGTGACGACTGTGTTGAAGAAGTTGGATAAGCCTGGTGTGACACAGTGGGCTGTTGATAACACGGCTGCTTATGCGGTGGCGAACATTGATGGTTTGTTGAACCGTACTGAAGAACAAGGTTACGGGTTTTTGCGGTGGTATTGGAAACGTGACCCGTTGCAGGATGACCAGGACGATATTCGCAATTTCAGTAATGGTGTGTTGAATGATGCGGCTAATCTTGGCACGATGATGCACGATTGGGTGGCCGCAGATCATGGCGGTCAACCTTACCCTGATGTGACTTTCGCTCCCGAATATTTTTGGGAAATGGTTGCACAGTGGGATGAGTGGGTTGCTAATAATGATGTGGAACCTCTTTTTACGGAAACAACGTTTTGGTCGGAACAGTATGGTTATGCGGGTACTGCTGACGGGTTGTGGATGATTAATGGTGTGCCGACGTTGGTGGATGTGAAAACGTCTCGTAACGTGTGGGATGAACATTTGATGCAGTTATCTGCTCTTGGTGCGTGTGATTATGCTCTTATCGAAAATGATAAAAACGAGTGGGAAGAAATTCCCATTCCGTCGTTTTCACAATATGCGTTGCTTCATGTTCGACCGTCGGACACTGATAAGCATGGTGAACCGATGGAAGCTTTTTGCAGACTTGAAGTTGTGGACATGGGAGAAATTCCTGTACACTTCGAGGCGTTTAGGGGATTACTCGCTGTCTCTGAAGCGCAAAACCATTTACGCGAGTACCGTAAGGAGAAGAAATGAGCCAAATTAAGGCTACATTTTCCGGGAATATTGTCGCCGACCCGGAGCGACGTGAAGCAGGTGGGGCTCAACTTTTGGAGTTTCCTCTGTATGTTAATCACACCAAGAAGGACCGTGACTCGGGAGAGTATGTCAAAACTGGTGACGTGTCGAAAGTTCGCGTGACGTTGTGGCGTGACCTTGCTGACACGGATGTGATTAAGGGCGACCTTGTTGAGGTTGTTGCCACCCTTGTGGAGAAGGAGTTCACCAAGAAGGATGGCACGCAGGGTCGCAGTTTGCAGACTGACTATGTGGAGTCTGTTGTGGTGAAGCACCGTAAGGAAGAACCTGTAGGGGCTTTCTAAACCACACCAGGGGTGCGTCTGGTTAACGCACGGATGGTCACTAGCTCAACGGCAGAGCAACCGGCTGTTAACCGGTAGGTTCCAAGTTCGAATCTTGGGTGACCAGCGGAAAAAAGGGGGAAGGGAATATGGCGCAAGCAGAAAAAGAATATGTTGCACTTGTTCGTGGTATTCAGGAGAACGGCGGTGTTGGAATGAGCAAAGCTCTTTGCGCTGAGTGTCCAGTCAATTTATTATGTTTAGAGTATGCTTTGGAGTCGAATGAAGATGAAGGTATTTGGGGCGGACTCACCAACTCGGAGCGTAAAGCTATCAGGAGAAGGCGTGCTGCATAAGTTTATTACCACTGTTCTTGGTACGGCGTCCGGTAACGCTTTCATTAGTCGCGCGTCGGGGAAAACAGCGAACGGCAAACTGAATATTAATATTCATGAGACGTTTAAATATCCTGAACAGTTGGATGAAATGGTGGCTTATGCGGAGAAACGTGTAAACGAGGACGTGTATTTGTCGCCGTTGCTTTATGGTGATAAACGTAACGATAAGGGTCGTATTGCGCGCACGCCGGAGAATGCGTTGACGTCGCAAACTATTTACATGGATTCGGATTTGTGTCCGCCGGAGAAGTTTCGTGTGATGCCCAGTATTCATGTGTCTACGTCTCAGGGGCGTGGGCATGACTATTGGGTGCTTGTGGAACCTGTGGAGGCGAAACGGGCCGCAGAAATTGCGCATAAGATTACGACAGCGCACCGTGAGGATGGGTGTGACCCTTCTGGTTGGTCAGCGAATAAGGTGTTGCGTTTGCCGGGTACGGTGAACACGGGGCATGGTTTTCCCGAGTCGGTGACGGCGGAAATGTCTGACGTTTTGTACAGTGTTTCTGAAATTGAGCAAGCGTATGAACATATTGATGTGACGGAGCGTCCCATTATGGGGCGTGTGACGGACAGTGTGGAAGTTGTTGAACCGTCAGATTTGCCGGATTATAGTGACGCTTTGCAGAAACTTCCAACGGAAGTGTTGGATTTGGCGTTGCGGGAACCTGTGGTGGGTCCGGAGGGTAACCGTAGTGAAATGCGGTATCGGTTGTTGTGTGAATTGTTCCG